AATCATTTACATTTTTACATTGTTTTAACCTTTGCATAATTTCAACGGCTTTAATATTTACAATGTTGTTTTCGTTGCTTGTAATTGCTTGTAATTTTTCAGCACTTTGCAAAATCCTTTCTTTGTTTTTCTTTTCTACTTGTTGTTGTCTTTTTGTGGTTGTTGTGGTTGTTTTCATTTTTTATTCCCTTTCTACCCTTTAATAATATTTTGACTTATAGGCGGGCTAACCTTTTTTATTAAGTCAAGCTAATTTTATCACATTATTTTTTATTTGTCAATAGTTTTTTGAAAAATATTTTTTCTATAAGTGACAACAGTAAACAAGCAAAGTTATTAAAATTGAAAGTCCTTTTTTCTCTCTATTTGACATTCAAGCAATACGGGGATAGTTATGGTATTTTCAAAGGGTGTATTTTTGCGACACAGTGGAAGTCGCTTCATCTCCCATACCCATTTTTCACCTTTTGACAGCTCCTTCCAAACCCCTCGATTTCAAGGTGTTTTCTGTATTCAAACCCCGGTAACAACCATTGTTTTAGATGCAAACTTTTGAACCGGTTATCCAGAAAGAAAACACAAAATCCGTTAACAACTGGATACATAAATAATTGAAAAATTTCTTGAATTATTTTCGCAAAACCCTTGACATTCATATATGTTTTTGGTATAATATTAGTGTGAAGATAATTAAATAATCTGCAAAAGCAAATGCTTTTTATTTTTGATTTCTCTTGCTAATTAAATAATTTGCTTTTTGGATAATTTAGCTTCTTGGTATCGACGCGAGTAGGAACACCAACAATAGCATCGTTCCTACGAGTCGTCAAGTTCCACCTGCTCCTATTATACAATGATTGGAGTTCCGTAGTCTTTTAAGCCTCGGCTCGCAATCCGTTGTCCTGCAGGGGTTCCCGAAAAATTTTAGAACCTTAGAAGTTCTAAACGGTACTAAAATGTTCTAAACGAAAGGATTGTTTGTATGTATATTAAGTTCGATTCCATCAGACAGAATAACAGTGTCATAGATATCTCTGCTCTTCGTCGCAATGACCGTATGCTCAAGGCTGGTCTCATTGCTCCGGCCACAGAGGTGACTCGTTGTGAGCTTGCACCCGAGCACGCTGCCGACCCAATTAAGAGTATGGATGATATCAGCCGTATCTCTAAGTACCTCATCACCAAGAAGAGATACAGAGACAATATGCTCTTTATTGTTGGCATCAACTTTGGACTTCGTGTAAGTGACCTCAGGGAGTTAAGGTTCTCCAACCTTATCAATGACAACTATATGTTCAAGGATAGCTTCCCTGTGTTCGAGAAGAAGACTCGTAACACACGCACTCGCAAGAAGAACAGATACATCACAATCAACACTGCAGTCGTTGAAGCGGTTACTTTATATCTGGAGCATACACCTAATGTGCGTATGAGTGACTATATGTTCAGAAGTGTATCCAATAATGGATACAACCACAACGAACCTCTTAGCATCAAGTCTATCGACCGTATCCTTAAAGGTATTGCGAAAGACTTGCACATTACTGCGAAGATGTCAACACACTCTCTCCGTAAAACTTTTGGATATCACCAGATGGTAATGTCAAACAACGACAGCAGAAAGCTTCTGCTTCTTCAGAAGATATTCAACCATTCCTCTCCTGCTCAGACTCTGGACTATATCGGTATCACCGGTGAGGAAATCGAAGAAGCTTATAAGAAGCTCAACCTCGGTAGCTCTAACCATAACTACCTCGTAGATAGCAATATCGTAGAGTACGATGATATGGTAGGTTAACATATATTATTCTTTTTGAAAGGAGTGACAAGTATGAGTCTATTCTTAATCATCTACGGGATTATAGCTTTTGTGGTTTTCGTCGGTCTTGAGGTGTTCTCCATAGTTGAGTGCGAAAGAGAGAACGCAATATTCATAAGACCTGTATACAAGATAAACCACATCAAGCTTTTACTCGCTTCCGTTTTCTTTCCTGTTCTTATCATTATGACCATTGCACTGATAATTGCGGAGAAGATTGTAGAAAGGAGTGAGATGAAGTGAGCTCACGCAAGAACCATAGATATGTGCGATTATCTCCGCACACAGTTATGACTGAAATGACGACACCTGCAAAGCAGTTTAGCATCAGAGATATGTCGCTTAGAGATAAGATACACATTCTGTTTCATAAGAGAATCTGGTTCAGAATAACCAATGAGGACGCAAAGCGTCTCAGCAGATAGGAGTGTGTAGAATGATTGTAAAAGTTTGTGATGCAATTATGGGAACCGGCAAGTCCCAAAGTGCTATCACCTATATGAATGAGCACAAAGAAGATAAGTTCATATACATAACACCTTACCTTGAGGAAGCCAACCGTATTAAGAAAGGATGTCCGTCGTTGAGGTTCATCGAACCGCAGGTGCTTAGCCAGTATAACCTGCGAAAGACAGAGCATACTGCCGCACTGATTCGTGAGGGCAGAAACATCACGACAACACATCAGGCGTTCAAGGGATATACGCCCGAGACTCTTGAGGATATCAAGAAGCAAGGGTACACCTTAATCATTGACGAGAATGTCGATGTTCTCGAAACATTCGATTTCCACATTGATGACCTACAACTTGCCGTTGACGCAGGATATATCCAAGAGGACAACGGTATCTACACGGTAAGTGCGACCGAGTACAAAGGAACTGCTTTAAGAGATATGTTCCGACTTCTCAAGACGAGAGAGCTTGTGCGTATCGAAGACGATGACGCGAACTCATTCTTCTATTGGGCACTACCACCCGAACTGATTACCTCGTTTAAGAATGTGTTTATACTGACATATCTTTTCAAGGGTCAAAGTCTCCACCACTTTCTGGAGATATACAATATACCGTATGAATACATCGGTATTGAAAAGACGGATGAGGTTGCAACGGGATTTAGATTTTCTTCGTATCCCGGCTATACCCCTGAGTATGTTTCCCGTCTGGGAGATATGCTTCATGTAATCGAGACCGGAAAGATAAATGATGTCGGCGACGATTACTATGCCCTGTCGATGAACTGGTTTAAGAAGAGTGATGATGAAGAGACAGACCAGCTCAGGCGAAATGTTGCGAACTGCTTCAAGAATATTTGGAGTGATGTTCCTGCAGATGAAAGGTTGTGGGCAACCTACAATAAAGAGAAAGCTCATATGCAAGGCAAAGGATATACAAAGTCGTTCTTGACTTTTAATGCCAAAGCTACCAACGCATATCGAAACAAGACACACCTTGTCTATATGGTCAATGTGTTTATGAATGTGAACGACAAGAAGTTCTACCAGAAACACGGCGTCGAGGTTGACGAGGATATGTTTGCACTCTCCATTATGGTACAGTGGATTTGGCGTAGTGCCATCCGCGACGGAGAGGAAGTTTATTTATACATACCAAGCAGTCGTATGAGGAACATACTCATTAACTGGATAAATACTGTTAGCAAAGGAGGGAATATCGTTGAGTAAGAAACATTGTTCTAACTGCTATTACAGTGATAAGTGCGACTGCTCAGAAGTTTGCGAAGACTACACTCCGCTTACCGAAGAAGCTATCGATGAAGAAGTTAATGATATGATTGAGAACAACCGCGTGGCGTTTCGTGCCGAATGGTTTGGATACATAGAAAACTGCAATAGCTAAATTTTTTTAAGCTATCCTGCTAATTATAAAATTTACAAGAAGCGAGGTGACTTCCATTAGTAAGCAATTAGTATGCCAGAAATATATTTACAAGATACATAGTAGCAGACTGAGAAAAGAAAAGTGGAAGCTTATTTTACCGATTGACGAGGCGAGGAGAAATGACGAAGTAATCTCCCTTGCCGACAGCCAAGTACTTCGTTGGATTGATGAACTGAATGGTATTACGAATGGTGACGAGCAGGCTCGTAATTTAAAAGAAGAAATAAAAAGATTGCGTAAGGAACCAAACAGTATTCAAAACAAAAGAAGTATTAAGAATCTTTATAAGAAACTTGATGAACTTCAATACAAACCAGACTATATGTGTTTGATTATTGACAAAAAGCAGGACTATTACAGAGCCTGTCGTGGGTTCACTATAAACGGCATCAGGTACAAGAGGTTGCTCGGTACGAACGGTGGTATCAAGAACAGCACCATAGTGTTCGTGAGTGAGCGACACGCCGACGAGTTTAAACGCAGAATTGAAAACGGACGCAATCCAGATATGGAACTCGTGCCTGCCAAGCTTGAAGCTTATAAGGCTTTGACCTGTAGTGCGTCAACCCCTGTATCTATGCCAAAGGGTGTGCTTGTAGTTGATGATTGTAATACGGAGTTCTTATCCGATATCATCTACCTCACCGATGAGGGCGAGGGCGAACCGTTAATGGAAACGCAGAAGTCCCAGAAGATTGAAATGGATGCTTCGGACGGATACGGAATAATGTTACCGGCACTTGCCGAAAGATGGAGCCAAGAGCTTGGACTTGATTATATGGTGAGTGGTGTTAATACCAGATTCTCATTTGAGAAAGGTATGGTGTTCACATTTGACTTCCTTGAGTTCGCAGGCAGAGTGGCACACAACTATATCGTCAAGGATGCTTGGGGTAATGATGTTGATGTCAGCAAGGTTGAACTTATACTCACAACATCAATGGTTAAGTTATGGGACTCCTATGAAAGTTGCGACGACTACATATCCAAGTCGGTTGCGAACGGGTACACTTTTGGTATTGCGAAGACCTGCCCAAAGACTTTGGAGAGCGAACGAAATCTTAACTATCAGTTTATCCAGAGTTACGATTTAAGTGACGAGGATATTGAAGAACTCATCTCTCCCACTATGAACGAAATCAAAGATGTTCTCGGTGGAGATTGGAGAAAGACCGTTCTCTTCCTTAAAGGTGCCGGGTTAAATGAAAACAATATCATTCGAGCCGAAGATGACTTCATTAAGGCGTTGATGATTGATAAGCGAGTAATCGACGACCCGTTTGTGCAGAGCAGTATATTCCAGTTAATCAAGAACAGAATCAATGAAGCTAAGGTGGGCGTACTTAAAGTTCACGGCAACTATTCGATTGTGTCTGGTGACCCCTACTCTCTGTGTCAAAGTATTTTCGGATTAGAGGTAACGGGTTTATTAAAGGCTGGTGAAATTTATAATCAGTATTGGGCTGACAGTGGTGCAGAAAAGCTTGCTTGTTACAGAGCACCGATGACTTGCCACAATAACATTAGACTCGTAACGCCTGTGGCCGATGAAGAAGTACGACATTGGTTTCAGTATATGACAACCTGTACGGTATTCAATTCGTGGGACACTGCCGCAAGTGCATTAAATGGTTGCGACTTTGACGGAGACCTTGTTATGCTCACCGACAACAATGTGCTTGTTAATAAATTAAAACCACTACCCGCATTGATGTGTGCTCAGAGGAGAGCAACCAAGAAGATTCCTACCGAAGAAGATTTCGTCCGTTCAAATATAGAAAGCTTCGGAAACGAAATTGGTCAGACAACGAACTGGATAACTTCAATGTTCGAGGTTCGCTCCCACTTTAAGAAAGGTAGCAAAGAGTACGAAGCGTTAGACTACCGAATCCGATGCGGTCAGCTCTATCAGCAAAACTCCATTGATAAGGCTAAAGGTATTGTGTGTAAGCCAATGCCTCGAACTTGGCACGACAGACACGCTGCAAACAAAATTGAGGACGAAACCGAGAGAGAATTTTACCGCAGTATTGTCGCCGACAAGAAGCCATACTTTATGCGATACATATATCCTGCTCTTATGAAGCAGTACAATACCTATATTAAGAACACGAACAAAAACGCTCTGCGTGAATTCCAAATGACGGTCGATGAGTTAATGAAGCTGCCGTCGGAGAAATTGACCGACAGACAAATTGAGTTCTTAAGGTATTACAGATACAGGATGCCGGTTGGAATTGGCGACTGTGTTATGAATAAAATCTGCCGTAGGTTCGAAGACGAGTTCGACGGATATGTTGGCAGACACAACAGCGAGGTTAAGTTCGACTACAGGTTTATGAGGAATAAGTCAGAGTATAGTTACTCACAGTATAACTCAATTAAGAAACTGTATGACGACTACAACCAGCGACTGCGAAGTTATATCGTGTTCGCGGACAACGAACGAATTGATGAGTGTGACTCCAGTTCTGAAATCGCCGTAATGAACAGTGAGTTCAGAAAAGAGTGCGACACGATTTGTCCAAACAGAGATATCTTATGCAACATCATATTGGATATCTGTTATACGAGAAGCTCCACCAAGAGATTTGCTTGGAGTATGTGCGGAGCTGATATTATACATAACTTATTATCACAAAACAATAATACGATTTCTTTCCCAACTCTTGATAAAAACGGAGACATTGAATATTGTTGCAACAGATTTTCTGTAATATCCAAGAAAGTTGAGGTGAAAGAATGAGCATTGTTTTGAACGAACACTACTACGCCGAACAGGCGATACAGACAAGGAGCCTCGGCAAGAAGCCGTCAGAGACTTTGAGCCGAGTAGCTCGTTATTACATAGACAGTTGCGATAGTGCAAACAAGAAGACTATCAGAAGCAAGCTTGACTTATTCTTATTGCAGTGTGATTCCACGGCATCGATACCTAAGTGGTCTAAGATGCTTGACTTTGCAACAGACTGGGCGTTTAAGCACGAGGCAATCCAGATTGACTCTATCATTATAACCAAGCCCGAGATGGATAAGATTGATTCTCTGGACGGAAAGCAAATCAGAAGACTTGCGTTTGTTCTTCTCTGTCTGTCGAAGTACTGGAATATAGTTAACTCACAGAATGATAACTGGGTAAACAGTAAAGACAATGAGATAATGGCGTTCGCCAACATTAACACTTCTATTAGAAGACAATGTGCTATGTATGCTACTCTCAGAGATACAGGATTGATTCAGTTCTCCAAGAAAGTTGACAACACGAATGTGCGTGTTTGTTTCGCCGAAGACGGAGATGTCGCAATGACGATTACAGATTTACGCAACTTAGGATATCAGTATCTTAAGTATCACGGTGAGCCGTACTTTGAATGTACAAACTGTGGTATCACCGTTAAGATTGACGAGCCAACAAAGGGTCGTAAACAGAAGTACTGCAAAGAGTGCGCAGTTGAAATTAAAACGAAGCAGAATGTAAACGCAGTAATGCGTCACAGGAAGCACCAGTAAATTCCAAAAATGTTGGAAAAAATGCAGGGGTGTATTTGGTTGCAAGACAACGCATTACACCCCAGATGATGAAGTGCTTTCTATGATAGATATTTATAAAAATTTTATTTGGTAAACAACGCCCTCCGAGGAAGGCGAAATTTGAAGAAAAGGATTGAATATAACTTTATGATTTCTATTAACAAAAGCGAAGCTAAGGCTATCAGAGAACATCTTCCTAAAGTTCACATTGTTAGGACGATGAAACAAAAATCAAAACGCGGACATTACTTCTGCGAGGAATCCAAACAGGCGATTAAGTTTTTAGAGGATTTCAGAAACGGAGGCAATACCGTAGAGAAAGCGGGTGGCGAAAATAGATTTAGCAAGAAAGCCTAACGAAACCACGCTTGCTTATCATAAAAGAATTGTATACGGAAAACTTTCAGATAAAACTCTGACAGATATTGATTACACCGAACTTGCGGAACTTACCTATGGTAAACCCTACAGTTCAGATGTAGCCCGTAGAATGTTTTATGGTAGTAAGTTTACTCTCGACCTTATGGCTGCAGAGCAGGCTGACTGCATTGACGATTCGAACATCCTCTCAGAACTCGATGAAAAAATGATTGAGCTTCGCAAAGAGAGACAGAAGTTTTTCGACCAGCGTAATGCTTTCAATAAAGTCGTGAGAGACCGTTCCAGACAGGAAGAACTGAACGAGATTATTGTTGACGCTATACATAATGGCGATTTGCCGGAATTAAATTACGAAAGAAACTTTATCGAATCAAGCGGCAACGATTTACTTGTCAGTCTTAATGACCTCCACTACGGAGCGGTTCATTCAAACCATTGGGGTTCGTATAACTCATCTATCGCAAGAGATATGATGAATCACTACCTCGATAGAATAATCAAGATAGCAGAAACACACCAGAGTGAAAACTGTATTGTATGGGAAAACGGTGATGCTATCAGTGGTGCAATCCACAGGTCTATCCAGATTACTAATAAAGAGAATGTAATCGAACAGATTATGGGTGCATCCGAGTTAATTGCAGAATTTATTGCCGAATTAAGTAAGCACTTCAAGACAGTTAAGTTTGTAAGTGTGTCCGGCAACCACAGTCGTATTGACCCTAACAAAGATAATGCACTTGTTGACGAGAGACTTGATGATTTAATCGAATGGTATATCTCAGCAAGATTGCAGAACTTTGAGAATGTCGAAATTGGTTCTGGAGAAAAGATTGATTCCACTATGTACCTTATCGACATTAGAGGTAAAAACTATTGCGGTGTTCACGGAGACTTCGACGGTTCTGCGTCCAAGGTTCAGTCTCTGCAAACTATGGTTGGAAAGCCTTTATATGCAGTATTGTCTGGACATATGCACCACAATAAAGTTGATGAAGTTCAGGGCGTTAAAACGGTAATGGCAGGTTCATTCCTTGGTATGGATGACTACTGCGTGCAGAAAAGAATTTTCGGTAAGCCCGAACAGATGGTGTGCGTTTGTGATGAAGACGGTATCGTTTGTCATTACGACATCCCATTACAAAAATAAATACATAACAAATAGACCCCGCCTGAAATATGGCGGGGCTTTATATTGCGGAGTGGAGCAGTTGGTTAGCTCGTCAGCCTCATAAGCTGAATGTCACGGGTTCAAGTCCCGTCTCCGCACCCAACCAGTTTGTCCTGCGATGTTCTTCGGACTCGTGGGCTTATATGGGGTCATCGTCTAATCGGATTAGGACATAGCCCTTTCAAGGCTATAATGATG